TTTAGCTTATCTCTATACTCGTAATGCGATCAAAGTACTTAGTGTATATGGTGATGCGCGCGACGAACGCATCGTGAGTTACTGCAACAGAGAAGCAGAAACTCCCATGGACCTCCAACGTTATACTCCCTTTATAACAGCGAAGGATGGGACCCGCAAACCAACACAAGGTACATATGTTGAAGCCGCTCGAGACCGTGATGCTCTCTTGATGGTGGACATATATGCTACCAATGTGGATGGATCTTGTGAGTTTTCTCCTCGCACCCTCTCTTATTTTTTAGAGGGTTTAGCGCAACCATTTGGGCCTATGAAGCTCATGTGGATTGGACGCAAATTTTATGGGGATGTTGGAGTCGTTGCCGGGGAAGGTGCCTGGCGACGAACATTAAAGAAAAATGGGCAAATGAAAGTAATATATCGTGCCTCCACTATGGAGCCCACGGAGTACGAACACGATCCATGCGATTGGATATGGCAAAGCAGCTCAGCTGCAGTTGTTGTTCTAGGACAAGCAGCTGTGTTGAGCTGGAATGTCGCATTCGTTGTTGGAACAACATATGGGGTGGTTTTTCATCTCACTGTTGGGCAGCTATCAGGTGAGTCTTCTGAGCTTTTTGCTTATGAGACCAATTTGATCGATGTTCCTGTGCCTCGTAAAGACTGGTTCGCGTCTACATTGCGATCCTACCAACATTACGTTCCTTTTTCTTTAATGGGTTTAAGTCCTTGTCAAACAAAACTCAGGTTATATAAGCCTGTTTTCGATCGAGCTTATACCGAGGTCGTGAACAAGCGATATAGTCCTACAAATCTTTCTTTAGTAACTCAAACTATGATTCTTGAGTGTCAAAATCCCTCTACTAAATTATTTTTAGATGCCTTTCCTATGTACAATCCGATGGCACATCTAACTGATTTAGCTTGGGGAATTTTGATGTTTAAGTTGGAGGAGCGCCACAGCACCGTTAATACGGCTATGCAAGTTGGCGCTGGGATGATGTATGAAGTGAACGAGGCGCAGGCTAAGTTAGGGGCACCACCGTCCTCAACTCAGCCAGCTACTTGGGGATGGGCAAAACTCCTTGGTCTAGCGACCGGGGCAGTGGTCCTCCTCTTGGTAGCGCGGCGTCTTGCTCGTCGAAATCCTGTAATGGGATCCGCTTCATTGCTTCCTACACTTGTTAATTATATCAAGCGTATTCCAATACCCACTAACACCATTAAATGGCTTAGCACTCCTCGCGGAGCGGTCTATCACAACTTCGTTAGGGATTCTTTCCTTAACCTTGGGGTAGCTCCGGTTTGTGAAGAGGGAATCAAACGGTTGATGAATTGGGGAGGATATGGTATGACTATGCCTCTGATTGAGTTTGGCTCGAGTATACTTCTTGAAGGAAGAAGTATCACTATTAGATATCTCCTTTTGCGTATTTTTGTTTTATACTTGCATAAACGCTGGCTAGTTCTCCCTTTCACACAAGGTGTAGTAGCTCATTTTGGATGGAACCTGTTGTGTCATATATGCCACGAAATAAATGGATTATATGACCCAAATTCAGCAACCTTTTGGAAACTACGACTCATCTCCCGTGCTATAGAACGTGCTGGACCTGCTAGTATGGCTAAAGTCGGA